CCACCTGCCAATGAGGACGGTGCGTTAACCATTACTTCAGCCGCATATTATGGAACTTATGTTGATCTAGACGGCACAGCAAAAAATGATGTAGAACTTATTTCTCGTTATCGTGAAATGGCAATGCAACCAGAAATTGAATCAGCAATTGATGATATTATTGGTGAAGCTATTTGTCAAGACGATGATGGCAAGATTATTCAAATTGTTTTAGATAATTTAAAACAACCAGAAAAAATTAAAAATGCTATTAAAGCAGAGTTTGATACCATAATGAGGTTGTTGAATTATACTAGTATGGCTCAAGATATTTTCCGTAGATATTATGTGGATGGACGATTAAATTACCACATTATTATTGATCGTGAAAAGCCACAAGAAGGTATTAAAGAATTACGTTATATTGATCCACGCAAACTTAGAAAAGTCCGTGAGATTAAGAAGCAAAAAGACGAAAGAACTGGTGTCGATATTATGAATGTGGTTAATGAATACTACATTTTTAATGATAAAGTATCCACAGGTTCTTCACAAAATTTTGGTCCAGTTGGTGTTCGTATTACAACAGATTCTATCGTTTCGGTGGTTTCAGGTTTAATGGATTCACGCCGTGCGGTAGTATTATCTTATTTGCATAAAGCAATTAAACCACTTAACCAGTTAAGGATGATTGAAGATGCTACCGTCATTTATCGCATCAGTCGTGCTCCCGAGCGCCGCATTTTTTATATTGACGTGGGTAATCTTCCAAAGTTAAAAGCGGAACAATATCTCCGTGACATCATGGTGAAGTACAAGAACAAACTTGTATATGATGCTAACACAGGTGAAGTTCGTGATGACCGCAAGTTCCTATCGATGATGGAAGACTTTTGGTTACCACGCCGTGAAGGTGGAAAAGGTACAGAGATTACTACACTACCAGGTGGACAGAACCTAGGCGAGTTGGAGGACGTTAAATACTTTGAGAAGAAGCTGTATAAGGCACTCAACGTTCCAGTCTCCAGGTTGAATCCAGAAACTTCTGGTTTCTCTTTGGGTCGTACTAATGAAATTACCAGAGATGAAATTAAGTTTTCTAAATTTGTAGATCGTTTAAGAAATAAGTTTTCTGATTTATTTGACCAAGCGTTAAAGACACAATGTATCCTTAAAGGTATTTGTACGGAAAGTGATTGGGTAGAATTTAAAGAGAATATCCATTACGACTTTATTAAAGATAATAATTTTACCGAACTTAAAGATGCTGAGTTAATGAGGGACAGATTATCTCTATTAGGTTCTGTTGATCCATATACAGGACGTTATTTTTCTCAATCTTGGATTCAAAGAAATGTATTGCGTTTAACCGATGATGAAATCAAAACAATGCAAAAAGAAATGGATATAGAAAAAGAAGAAGGTCTTGGATTACCAGTTGGTGTAACTAATGATGTGGCACAAGCACAGATGATGGCACAAGTACCACAACAACCAATGAATCCTACAGATCAGGAACATGAAATAAATATGCAACAACAAGATTCAAAGCAACAAAAAGAAAGCAATACTTTTAATAAATTGAAGCAGATATTATAAATATTTTATTTGGAGATAATAATGGATACAAGAACAATTATTGATTACGCACAAGATGGTAATGCCGTTGAATTTAGAAATGCTTTATATGCTTCAATTCATGATCGAGTAACTGCACATATTGATGCAGCTAAACAAGCAGTAGCGCAAAATTTAATTGCACAACCGCAACCAGAACAGGACACCGAAGGTGAAAACGTTTAAAGAATTAAGATTAGAGAAGTATAGTACAAATAAAGCAATGGATCCTCCTGCGGTTTTAATTATGAAACGAAAGTCTATTAGACAGTTTCCTAATGATCAAAGGGTATCTTTATATTTTGTGGATAAGATTAATAAATATGTAACAGTACCTTATACAGCTATGCAATGGTCTTCCACAGGACCCACAACGTCAGCAACAGAAGAATAATTTAGGATAAAAAAATGGCAATCGCAAATAGCACACAAATTTTAATTGATACCAATAAAAGAACGGTTATTAAACGTATTGGAATTATTGATTCCGATGAACAAGAAACTGTTATTGTTGATCCAAAATCTTTAGCTTTTGCTTTAAATGCTAATAACTTACCATTTTATTCGGGTAATACGGTTGCACCAGGTTTTGCTAATTCTGCTTTCACGGTTTCTCGTGTTTTGGCTTCCGTTGATTCTGAAGTTGGACACTTACAGTTGAAATGGCAAGGAAATAATCTTGGTTCAGATTCCAAAACAATGTATGCTTTTGGTGTAGGAAATATCGATACTAATCCACAATATCAATTACCAGCAATTATAAACAATGCAACTTTTCCAACAGGTAATATAACCCTTAAATCCGTAGGAACAACAGCCAACGCTGCATATACTGTAATTATTGAACTACATAAAGATAGTCGTTTTTATAGTGCAGGTCAGTTCCAAGATCCAGGTGCATTTAACTATTCTCCTTATGACATTAAACCATAATGAGTTTATTTGTTTCAAAATTATTATCTAATAATCTAGTTGAAGCAAAAAAAGAATTAGAGGAAAAGATACAAAGTTTGGTTAATGAAAAAATTAACCAAATGAAGTTAAGAATTGCTTCAGAAATGTATAATGACATCGATGTTTATGAAGAAGAATTAACTGAAGGTAACATTTTAAGAATGGGTCGTACCAAAATGATTCGAGTTAGAATCAGAAAAGGTAAGGTTCAAAGAAGAATTAAGAAGTCTGCCGTAACAGGATATACCATTAGAAATGGTAAAATGACCAGAATGTCTCCTTTGGAGCGTAGACACCGTAAAATGGGTGCCAGAAGGTCTAAGTTTAAAAGAAAAGCGAAATTAAGACAATCGCTAAGAAAAAGAAAAATGTCTTTACGAAGAAGAAGTGCAATGGGACTATAAATGAAACTCATTAAAGAAATTAACGAAACCGTCAACTATCTTGTAGAAGATGCTGATGGTAAAAAAACACTTCATATCGAAGGTCCATTTTTGGTCTCTGAAAAGAAAAACCGTAATGGCCGTTTGTATGAGTTTAATACTATGAAAAAAGAAGTTGCTAGGTATACTGAAGATTATATTAATAAGCAACGTGCTTTTGGAGAATTAGGTCATCCAGAAACACCATCCATTAATTTGGATCGTGTATCACACATGATTACTTCTTTGAGAGAAGATGGTAATCAATGGATTGGTAAAGCAAAAATATTAGATACTCCTATGGGTAATATCGCCAGAAGTCTTATTGAAGGTGGTGCTCAACTAGGTGTATCGTCAAGAGGTATGGGTTCATTGAAAAATATTAACGGTGTTAATGTCGTTCAGCCCGATTTCTATCTAGCCACAGCGGCAGATATTGTAGCAGACCCTTCCGCACCTGGTGCTTTTGTACAAGGTATCATGGAAGGAAAAGAATGGATGTTAGTCAATGGTGTTTGGACAGAACAAGATCATTCCCAGGCAATTCAACTGATTCGTCAGGCAACTCGCCAGGAAATTGAAGAAGTAAGTCTAAAGATTTTTGAAAACTTCATGAAAAAACTTTAAATATAAATATCCAATATAAATCAAGGAGATTTTAAAAATGGGAAAATTTAATCTGTCAGAAGCCGCTAAAGATATTCTAAGTGGTACTGTTAATTCTAAACGTAGTGGTCAAGATAAGCCTGCCAAGTTAAGTGGTGACGCCGCTTATGGTACTAAAGAAGCTGGTGATATTGGTACAGAAGTTACCAAGACAACCGATTCAGCACCTGATGCAACTAAAGGCACACCAACAGCAACTGCACCTGGCGCAACACCTCCTGTAGGTTCTGAGCCAATGAAGAAACTTGCTGCACAACCTGGTCAATCTGGTTCAGTAGAAAAGCCAGAAGGCAAAGCATCTTCACAAAAGTTTGCTAAAAATCCTGGTGCTAATTTCCAATCTTATGGCGAAGAGTCTGAAGTTGAAGGCGACTTGGTCGAAGAAGAAAAAGAAGAAGGCCATGAAGATGAAGCCGAAGATAAAAAACTGATCAAGAAAATGATCAAAAAGGAAAAAATGAAAGAAGATATGGATGCATTGCTTTCCGGTGAAAATCTTTCTGAAGAGTTTGTTCAAAAAGCCGCTACAATTTTTGAAGCTGCCGTTATTGCTCGTGCTGAAGAAGTTATTGCCGAAGCAGAAACACAGTTGACAGAACAGTTTGAAGCAGCTGTTGAAGAAATCAAAGAAGATTTGGCCGCTAAAGTTGACGATTACCTCAACTACATGGTTGAAGAGTGGATGAAGGACAACGAAATCGCTATCGAAAAAGGTCTACGTGCTGAAATCGTGGAAGACTTTATTGGTGGTTTGAAAGATTTGTTCGTAGAACACTATATCGATATTCCTGCTGACAAAGTTCATGTTGTTGAAGAATTGACAACCAAAGTTGAAGAACTCGAAGCTTCTTTAAATGAGCAAATCAATCGTGGTATTGAATTGTCAAAAGAATTAAACGAACAGAAAAAAATTGAGGCTATCTACACAGCGTGTGAAGGCCTAACGCAGACTCAAGTAGAAAAATTGAAATCACTCGCAGAGGGTGTAGAGTTTACTACTGGAGAAGAATTTGTAACTAAACTAGATACTTTGAAAGAATCATATTTCAAGGCAGAAGTTAAAGTTGCAGAAGCGTCTGCAATGGATGAAATTTTAGTTGAAGAAGAAAAGAAAGCAGTTGTAAGTTCTGATCCTTCAATGGAGATTTACACAAAAGCAATTTCACAAACATTGGCAAAATAAGCCATAAAATATACAACATAAGGAAAACTACTCATGTATATGACAGAAGAACTACAGAAAAAATGGCAACCAGTTCTGGAGCATCCAGAATTAGATTCCATTAAAGACCCATACAAGAAAGCTGTTACAGCACTTGTTTTGGAAAATCAACAACAAGCTATGGCTCAAGACCGTATGGCTTTGAACGAAGCTCCAACTGGTGGTAGCACTCCTGCTAACATCACTGGCGGTGGCATTTCTAACTTTGATCCAATTTTGATCTCTTTAGTACGCCGTGCATTGCCTAACTTGATCGCTTACGATATCGCTGGTGTACAACCAATGACTGGTCCTACAGGATTGATCTTTGCAATGCGTGCTCGTTATGCTACACAAAACGGTACAGAAGCTTTCTTCAACGAAGCTAACACAACATACTCTGGTACAGGTTCTTTGAACAACCCATACGGTTTCAAAGGTACTGCTGGTACTGACGTTTCTGTTAACCCAGTTGCTGACTTTACAGCTAATGCATTCACAACAGGTCTTGCAATGCCAACAGCTAACGCTGAAACACTTGGTATTAATGATACTGATCGTGTGTTCCAACAGATGGCATTCTCTATTGAGAAAGTTACTGTAACTGCACAAAGCCGTGCTCTGAAAGCTGAATACTCACTCGAATTAGCACAAGACTTGAAAGCAATCCATGGTCTTGACGCTGAAACAGAATTGAGCAACATTCTTTCTACAGAAATCCTTGCTGAAATCAACCGTGAAGTTATTCGTACTGTTTACGCATCTGCTGTTACTGGTGCTCAATATGGTACAACTACTGCTGGTTATTTTGACTTAGATACTGACTCTAACGGCCGTTGGTCTGTTGAGCGTTTCAAAGGTTTGATTTTCCAAATTGAACGTGATGCTAACGTTATTGCTAAGAAAACTCGTAGAGGCAAAGGTAACGTTCTTATCGTTTCTTCTGACGTAGCTTCTGCAATGGCAATGGCTGGTGTTCTTTCTTACACACCTGCTTTGTCTGCTGACTTGCAAGTTGACGATACTGGCAATACATTTGCTGGTTTGTTACATGGTCGTATTAAAGTTTACATCGACCCATACTTTGGTGGTTATACAAGCAATCAAGAACTCGTTACAATCGGTTACAAAGGATCTAGTCCTTATGACGCTGGTTTGTTCTATTGCCCATACGTTCCACTCCAGATGGTTCGTGCTGTTGACCAGTATACATTCCAACCTAAGATTGGTTTCAAAACTCGTTACGGTATGGTTGCTAACCCATTTGCTGAAGGTACTGATGTAGGTGCAGGTCGTTTGAACTCACGTACAAACCAATACTATCGCATTTTTGGTGTTAAGAACTTGATGTAATCAAAAAGTTTAAATCACCTTAGAGTGATACTTTAGAGAGGCTTCTTCGGAAGCCTCTTTTTTTTGGTCATATAAATACATATATGACTGCACTTACTAGAACCCCCGAAAATACAAACCTATTACAACCGACAAAGTTTATATTAACTTTTGATAGAATAGGTTCCACACAGTTTTTTTGCCAATCGGTAAATCTTCCTGGTATTAACTTGGGACAGGCACCAATTAATACTCCAATGTTGGATTACTTTTCTCCTGGTAATAAAATAACCTACAACCCATTAAATGTACATTTTTTGGTTGATGAG